CTGAATTAGCATACGAACTATTTCCTGGTTTTGATAATCTGAATGATACTGATGGAGATGGTTTTGGTGATCAGGTAATTGATCCTGCCAAGAATAGTGGTAAACCAGATGCTTTTGTTTCACCAAGTACTGCGAATCAATTCAAAGAGTATCAATTTAGTGCTGATAATTTAGATGAATTTACTGGATTTAAAATTAAAATTGTAAGTAGTGGAACAAATGAAGCACTTGCACCTAGATTTAAAGATTTCAGAACACTAGCATTAGCATGATACCAGTCGAAGGGCACAAAAATTTATACAGAGATGAAAAATCTGGGGCTATCATAAACACCGATAGTCACGGATTTTCTCAGTATAAAAAAACAAGAAAACTAAAATTGACTCAAAAAGAAGAGATAGATACTATGAAAAAGGATATTGAAGAAATTAAAAATTTACTCAGATTGATTGTAGAAAAATAGACGGGTTATATTAAATATAAATATATCTTAGATCCTGATATTGTTTTTAAATGGCAGTTTATGTTAGTAATCTAACTGTTAATACTGGAACTACATTTTCTCAAATTTTTACTTTGGAAAGTGCAGACACAAATTCTGCTACAGATTTGACTGGTTTTACTGCAGCTGCACAGATGCGAAAGCATCCTGGCAGTAGCACAGCAACTGATTTCACAACTTCAATTATAAATGCAACTGGTGGAAAGATTAGAGTTGGTCTTACAACATCTCAAACTGCTTCATTAAAACCTGGTAGATTTATGTACGATGTTCTTATTACAGACACATCTGGTGAAGTAACAAGAGTTTTAGAAGGTGCAGTTTTAGTTAGAGAAGGAGTTACGAAATAATGGCAGACATTAAAGTAAGAGTTGGTCAAAAAAATGCCATTAAAGTTACGTCCTCATTAGCAGGTGCTTCAGCAGGAACTATTGGTGAACTAAGTGATGTGAACGCCAGTAATCCACAGAATGGTATGGTTTTAGTGTACAACAGCACCACTGGCCAGTGGACTGGAACTTTGGAGTTAACTCCAGGTATAACACAGAATTTGGACATAAACGGAGGTAACTTCTAGAGATGGCAAGTATTATAAGAGTAAAAAGATCGACTGGAACGACTGCACCGTCATCCTTAAATTTCGGTGAGGTTGGTGTAACACTGAGTGGAAGTGGTACGCAAGGTAATAAAGGTGATAGGTTATTTGTTGGAGATAATTCAGGTAATCCACAGGTAGTTGGTGGTAGATATTTTACAGACTTACTAAGTAATACAGCTGGTTCGGTTGCGAGTGGTGCTAATGCATCAACTGCATCAAATGGTTTTGTTGCTATTCTTGACCAGAATAGAAAAGTAGATCAATGGAATGTAGATAATTTAAGATTAGATGCAAATGTACTTTCAACCACCAATACTGACGGAGATTTATTCATATCACCTAATGGAACAGGTGAAGTAATCATACCTGATGATACATTTTTAACTTTTGGTGATAGTAAAGATGCTAAGATAGAATATGATGAAGATGGGGATAATAGAATAAACGTAACAGGTGCTGATTGGGTCTATGAGAACGGTGTAGCAGTTGTAATGGCAGATGTGACTGATTCACACAATAAAGACACAGGTGCCCTTACAGTCGAAGGTGGAGTCGGTATAGAGAAGAGTGTTAATATAGGTGGAAATCTAGGAGTAACTGGTGTTTCTACATTTACAGGTATTGGTACATTTATTAGTGACTTATTCATAGGTGGTGATTTACATATTGCCGATGATTTATTTGTTGATGAAATGACTCTTCGTAACTTGAGGGTTACAGGTATATCAACTTTTGAAAGTGATATTCATCAAACAGGTGGTGTTCTTCATGCTTTGGATGCAAGAGTAGGTGGTGTTGGTATTTCTTCAAATGTAATTTCATCTTTACCTAACACTGGAAATACTCTATACATTGACCCATATCCAGATGGTTTAAGTAACGAAGGTACAGTCATTGTTAAAGGTGACTTACAAGTTGATGGTACGACCACGACAGTTGATTCATTTACCGTAAACTTAAATGATGCGATAATTAACTTAGGTGTCACAACAAGTACAAGAACTGTGATGATGACAGCAGTTGCTGGTGTCAGTACAATCAAACTGGATACAACCGCAGGTATTAATACAGGAGATGGTATTACTGGAACAAACATAGCAAGTGGAACTACAATCTCAACATATGATTTAGATGAGGCATTAGTCACAATTACTAATGCTGTTCAAGTTGGGGGTATTGCTACCACAACTCAATTAGAAGTTACTGCAAACGTTGACACTAATACTGATCGTGGTGTGGCATTCACATATAATACAAGTTCAGGAGCTGGTAACAATAAACAAGGTTTCTTTGGATATATTGATGCCGATACAAACACAAATAGTAATGCACCTGCAAGATCATTTACTTTTATACCTGATGCTACCATAACAGGTGACACAGTATCTGGTACAAGAGGTGCATTGGACGTAGCAGATATATACTTCCAGACTGGTGGTTATGATACCACTGGAAATGGTATTGTTTACTTTGATACAACAGGTAAGCAAGTTGGTGCTGCTGGCACTGCTGCTGGTATAAGTACTTCAAACTTTGTACTTACTACTAATGCCGCTGGCATACCAAAATGGACAGATACTCTCGATGGCGGGACTTTTTAAACTATGACACAAACTAATGATGTTGATGTGAATGCTTTGATTAAAATTTATAACCAAAAGATTTCTACATTAACAAACCAAAATATTCTTCTTGAAGCAAAATTACAAACGATTGTTCAAGATCATTTAGATGCACAAAAAGAATTGATGGCAGAAAAACTTGAATTTCAAGAAAAATACGAAAATCTATTAGCAGAAATAGAAGAAGAAGATGGCAAAACCAACAACTAGACAACAATTAATAGACTACTGTTTTAGGAAGTTGGGTGCTCCTGTATTGGAGATAAACGTTGATGACGATCAAGTCGATGATTTAGTTGATGATGCAATACAACTTTTTAACGAAAGACACTTTGATGGTGTTGAAAGAATGTATCTTAAGTATGAAATTACACAAGGTGATATTGATAGGGGAATGGGAGTAGATGTTCCTGGTGAAACCACTATTAATAGCAAAACAGGTGTAGGTATAGTAACTACCACAGCAACATCAACAAATATACCTGGTTATGGAACAACCACAACAACATTTTACGAAAACTCAAATTTTTTACAAATACCTGAATCTATTGTAGGTGTGAACAAGATATTTAAATTTGATACCAGTTCAATATCTGGTAGCATGTTTAGTATTAAATATCAGTTATTTCTAAATGATTTGTATTATTTTAACTCTGTTGAACTTCTTCAATATAGTATGACAAAAACTCGTCTTGAAGATATTGATTTCTTACTTACCCCTGAAGCACAAGTTAGATTTAATCAAAGGCAAGATAGATTATACATGGATATTGATTGGGGTGCACAATTAGCAGGTAACTTCTTAATTTTAGATTGTCATAGAGCATTAGATCCTGAGTCATTTAATCAGGTTTATAACGATTACTTTGTCAAACTTTATCTAACTGCATTGATAAAAAGACAATGGGGACAAAATCTTATTAAGTTTAGAGGAGTTAAATTACCAGGTGGTTTAGAACTTAATGGTAGAGAAATATATGACGATGCAGAAAGAGATTTAGAAAGAATTAAAGAGAAGATGATGCTCGAATATGAGTTACCTCCTCTTGATTTTATAGGGTAATGATAGATGGCTTTAAATCCCTTTTTTCTACAAGGATCTCAGAGTGAGCAAAGACTTGTTCAAAGTTTAATAAATGAACAACTTCAAATTTATGGTGTTGAAGTCACTTATATTCCAAGAAAATTTGTAAGAAAACAAACAATAATAAAAGAAGTACAATCATCTGCTTTTGATGATAATTTTTTATTAGAAGCGTATGTAAATACATATGAGGGATATGGTGGTCAAGGAGACATCATGACAAAATTTGGTGTAAGTTTGAGAGATGAACTTACACTTACAATATCAAAGGAAAGATTTGAAGATTTTATATCACCATTTTTAAGTGCAGATGAAGATTATGATTTAGCAACAAGACCTCGTGAGGGTGATGTTATATTTTTCCCCCTTGGATCAAGATTGTTTGAAGTTAAATTTGTAGAACATGAGGAACCTTTCTATCAATTAGGAAAGAATTATGTATATCAACTTAAATGTGAACTCTTTGAATATGAGGATGAGGTATTTGATACTGATATTGAAGAGATTGACTCACAACTTGAGGATATAGGTTACATATCCACACTTCAATTAATAGGAATTGGTGCTACTGCAACTGCTAATACATTACTGAGCACCATTAATAAAGGATATATTCGTCAAATTGTACTAAATGATGATGGTAGTGGATATACAAGCACTCCTACTGTTGCCATTTCTACTGCTCCATTTGCTGCAGGTAATGTAAATGCAACTGCTGTTGCAATAACCACAACAAGGGGTGGAGTATTTTCAATAGAAAGAATTGAACTAACACATGCTGGTATAGGTTATACAGAGGCACCATTAGTGTCTATAAGAGGTGGTGGTGGGGTAGGTGCAGCAGCAACTGCTGCAGTTGAACTAACAAACTTTGGTATTGTTGACTTTACTATTACAAATAATGGTATTGGATATGGATCAAAACCAATTGTAACAATTACAGGAAATAATACAATACCAGCTGTTGCGGATGTTAATCTTCTTGCAGATAATACAATATCTGATATTAGACTTAGAAATGCAGGTGTTGGATATACTGTTGCACCAACAATAACAATTGCAAATCCATCATTAATCAATGGTGTTGGTAACTTTACACGAGGAGAAGTCGTTAAAGGTCTTTCTTCTGGTGTTGAAGCAAGAGTTAAAGAATGGGATACTGATACTAAGATACTTAAAATATCAAACGTTGGTATAGGAACAACTACAAAAGCATTCCTACCTGGTGAAATTATTCAAGCAACTGAATCATTATTCTTTAAGTCAGACTCAATTATATCAGGAACTATTGGTGTAACCACTACTTTAATAACTGGTATTAACACATCCAATATTAGTTTAAATCAAGAATTAGATCAAGTTAAATTTGGACAAACGATTGTTATAGGTACTGGTGCAACTGTTACAAGTATTGGTGCAGGTACAATCAACATAAGTGTTGTATCGTTAAATACTACTGGTGTTACAACCTCTATTTCCTTTGGATCTACAGTATTCTCAAATTATGCTTTAGATTTCTTTAGTCAAGAAAATCAAGACACAACCTTTGAATCAAATGAAATCATCGAATCTGAAGCAGATGATATAATTGATTTCTCAGAAGGTAATCCATTCGGTACATTCTAATGTTAGGCACATACTATTATCACGAAATACTCAGAAAAACCATAATTGCTTTTGGTACAATTTTTAATGACATTCATATACGTCATCGAGATGGTGCAGGAAAAGAAACAAGTGATATGAGAGTTCCTCTTGCTTACGGACCAATGCAAAAGTTCCTAGCAAGATTAGAACAACAACCAGATTTAAATCGTGCTGTTCAAATTACATTACCCAGAATGTCATTTGAAACTACTAATATTGCTTACGATGCAACAAGAAAAGGTGGAATAACACAAACATTTAAAGCATCTGATGGTGGCAAACTTAGAAAAGTTTTTATGCCAGTTCCATACAATCTCGGATTTGAATTAAATATTCTTGTGAAATTGAATGATGATGCATTACAGATTGTAGAACAAATATTACCATATTTTCAACCATCATTTAATGTAACTGTAGATCTTGTAAATGTGATTGGAGAGAAAAGAGATATTCCAATTGTATTAGATAACATATCATTTCAAGATGATTATGAAGGAGATTTTGCAACAAGGAGAGCATTAATATACACTTTAAACTTTACTGCTAAGACATATCTCTTCGGTCCTGTATCTGATTCTAGTGAAGGTCTTATCAAGAAAGTTCAAGTGGATTATCATGCATCTGTTGATACTGAGAATGCAAGAAGAGAGTTAAGATACACTGCAACTCCTCAAGCACTTAGGGATTATAATGATGATAATACTGCTGAATTGAAGACAGATTTGAATAAAACTAAGACAAGATTTGATGTCTCTAATACTTCTGCTTTATCTACTGGTATGAGAATTATTATAGATAAAGAAATAATGAAGATCAAAGAAATCGTTGATGCGAATACAATTACAGTATTCAGAGGATATCAAAGCACTGCTACAACACATGTTGCACCAGCATCAATTGATGTATTAACAGCAGCTGACGATTTACTTGTTGAACCTGATGATGACTTTGGATTTAATGGTAGTCTTGATGTATTACAAGATTCTAGAACATATAGTCCAACACAACAGAAAGATATTGGATGAATACTATGACTAACTATGATTCAATTGATAAAGCATTAAATACAAGTAGTGCGATTGATGTCACTCCTACAAGTAAACCACAAAAGGTGGAATCTACTAAGGATGACGTTAAAAAGGACTATGATTATACTCGTGCAAATTTATATTCGTTAGTCGAAAAAGGTCAGGAAGCACTTAATGGTGTTTTAGAAGTTGCAGGTGAGGGTGGGAGTGCCAGAGCATATGAAGTCGCAGGTCAAATTATAAAATCAGTTGCAGATACAACTGATAAATTAATGGATCTTCAGAAAAAAGTTAAGGAAGTAGACGAAGATAAGAAGCAGACAACTAATAATGTAACTAACAACGCACTTTTTGTAGGTTCAACATCTGAACTCTCAAAGATGTTAAAGCAAGGAATACTAAATAATAAAGAGAATTCTAATTCTAATGAGTAATTCTGTTACTATTGAAGATTCAAAAGGACAAACCTTTGCGGAAGTAATTGATGTTATTGGAGTGTCTGAAGTCAAGAAGGCATTTCAACAATCAGTGAAAGAAGGTTCACTTCATAAGTGGTTTAAAGGTTCAAAATCCAAAGATGGCAAACCTGGTTGGGTAAATGTCGTCACTGGAGGAACTTGTGCGAGTGATAAACCTGGTGAAGGTACACCCAAATGTGTATCATCATCAAAGAGAGCAAGTATGACAAAAGCAGAAAGACTCTCTGCCTCAAGAAGAAAGAAGAAAGCAGATCCTGGTCAACAAGCAAAATCTGGTGCTGCAAAACCAACTTATGTTG